AATACACGGGCAGGGTCACGCTGTCAGGCAACGCCAACGTGTTGTTCGAGACATTCCAGACCTTGAATCCAGCATTCCAACAACAGGCTGACGGAAACTACAACGTGGCGGTGGCATCCACCTCGCTATCCGCTTTCTACAGCAATTTGGCGGTGGGCAGACTGATCCTCATACCAGATCCGTGGAACATCATAAGGGTTAAACCGGAGATCAGGACCATCGTGGCGCCAACGGAGAATAGGCTGTTAGAAGTCAATCAGGAAACTCGTGTAAATAGCATTACAACAGAGAACCGGCTACTCAGGGTGCCGCAGGAGACGAGGTCATACCAGATCTTCAGACCCGGTTTCACCAACAGGAGTAGCATACCCAAAGTCAGGAGCGAGACCTAATGGCGAACTTAACAGGATTCAAGAGAGACAACCAGGGAGCATACATCGAGAAGCACCCATCAGCCAACATACAGTATGGGGTTGACTTCACGGACTACCTAAATTCCAACGACAACATAGTCACCGCCACGGTGGCACTAGAAACAATAACGGGGGACCCATCACCACTACGTTTCCCCACTGACCAGGCCACTGACGTCACGACGGCGGGCGCCGTGGTGTCGATAAGGCTGTCGGGAGGCACCAATGGCAACGTCTACAACGTGGACGTCACGGTCAACACCAACGCCGGAGACACTGACGTTCGCAGGTTCAGGATAGTGGTGGGGGAGAAACACCTATAATGGACGCACAGAAGAAATCATACAAACTGGATCACGACCTGATCTTCAAATTGGCCTCGATGCACTGCACCTACGAGGAGATAGCGGACTGTGTGGGCACATCGGTCACCACACTGAACAAGAGATTCAAGAACCTCATAGACAAGGGCAGGGCGGAAGGTAAGAAGAGCCTGAGGCGGGCCCAGTTCGAGAAGGCCTTGGCGGGCGACGCCAGGATGCTGATGTTCCTTGGCAAGAACTGGTTGGGCCAACAGGACTCACCCACTGACGAGGAATCAACGGCACCATTACCTTGGGAAGACAAATAGTCACCAAATAACTACACTATATGCAATTATCAAAACCGCAACGCAAGGTAGCGGACGACCAGGCACGATTCAGAGTTTTGGTCACTGGCAGGAGATTTGGTAAGACCACCCTGGCCATCAGGGAACTGTGCTACCACGCCAGGATACCGGGCAAGGTGTGTTGGTATGTGGCACCATCTTACAGGCAGGCCAAACAGATAGCCTGGGTCAAACTCAAAGAGATACTGAAGGACCTGCGTTGGATCAAGAAGGTCAACGAGGCTGAACTCACAATAGAATTAAAGAACAAATCAAGGATATGCCTCAGGGGTGCTGACAACAAGGACTCATTGAGGGGTGTGGGTATAGACTTCATAGTGCTGGACGAGAGTGCGGACATCGAGGAGACCGCATGGACAGAGGTGCTGAGGCCCACACTGTCAGACACCAAGGGACTGGCCATGTTCGCTGGCACACCCAAGGGCATGAACTGGTTCCACGATCTATATCAGAGGGGACAGGATCCCAGCGAACAGGACTGGAGCAGTTATCTGTTCACCACCATAGATGGCGGTTTCGTTGATGCTGGCGAGATCGAACAGGCCAAGCGGGATCTAGACGCCAAGACATTCAGGCAGGAATACCAGGCCACCTGGGAGACATACTCGGGCATAATCTACTACGGTTTCTCAATGACGGAGAACGTGCGACACTTCGACGTGCCACTGGACACCAACATCATACACATTTCTTGCGATTTCAACCTCGACCCAATGGCCGCGGTGGTCAGCTACATCGAGAATGGAATCATCTACATCTTTGACGAGATACAGATATGGAGTTCAAACACTGATGAGCTCTGCCAGGAGATACACAGGCGATATCCGGGCAAGAAGATATTCTGCTATCCGGATCCAGCATCCAGGCAGAGGAAGACATCAGCGGGTGGTAAGACCGATCTGAGCATCCTGATGAATTCAGGATTCATATGCAAGGTGCCACCACGACACATGGCGGTCAGGGACAGGATCAATTCCGTCAACGCCAAGTTGTGTTCAGCCTCAGGCGAGCGACAGGTGTTCATACACCCCAAGTGTAAGAATCTGTTAAATAGTATCAGCAAACACACATACAAAGAGGGGACCGTGTTGCCAGACAAGACGCAGGGATTTGACCATATGAACGATGCACTAGGATACCTAATATCATTCTTATACCCAATCAAGACCGCATACGAGCAACAGGCACCAGAGAGATTTGGAATCAAGATAGGAGCAATCAGATAATGGCACAGGACATCTACGGCCTAACAGGCACATCATTCACGGACTCATCAGGCAAGACCATATCACTGCCAGTGCACCAGGACTACGACATGTATATCAACCACTGGAAGTTCCTCAAGCGATCATACCTGGGTGGTGCTGAATACAAGAGGGGCATGTATCTCAAGAGATACCAATACGAGAACGAGGGCGAATACCTGACCAGATTATCACACGCGGCGGAGGACAATCACTGCCGTTCGATCATACACACATACAATTCATTCCTATACAGGCAGGCACCCAAGAGGGACTTCGGCAACCTAGACGACTCACCAGAGCTGGAGCAGTTCATGAAGGACTGTGACATGGATGGCAGGAGCTGGGATTCATTCATGCGTGAGGTCAACATACAGAGTTCAATATACGGACACGTCTGCATCCTAGTGGATCGTCCGGAGACCGTGGTGGGCACCAGGGCAGACGAACTGGCACAGGGCATAAGGCCCTACACCACTATCTACACTCCTGAGAACATCCTGAACTGGAGGTTCGTGAGACAGCCCAATGGACACTACGAACTGATGGAACTGATGTTGCTGGAACAGGACGAGAGACCTTACCAGAGGACCGGGGAGTTCTACATCCGTAAGTGGACGCCAGACGCCATAGAACTTTATTCATACAACGGCAATGATGCCAAGGATCCAATGAAGATCGTTGAGTCTAGACCAAACCTACTGGGCAAGGTGCCAGCGGTTTGGGCCTACGCCAACAGGGGTCCAATCAAGGGCATCGGTGTTTCAGACATAGATTCAATAGCACAGGCACAGAGATTCCTGGGCAACTGTTATTCAGAGGCGGAGCAACTTATTTCACTGACCAATCATCCAAGTCTTGTCAAAACAAGATCAGTGTCAGCACAGGCGGGAGCAGGTGCGGTGATAGACATGCCAGAAGAATTAGATCCTGCACTGAAACCATACCTACTGCAACCCAACGGTGGTAATCTTGAAGCCATACTTAAAACTATGGACGAGACTGTGAAGTCAATTGACAGGATGGCGCACATGGGTTCAATCAGGGCCATCGAGACCAGACAGATGTCAGGTGTGGCCATGCAGTCAGAGTTCCTGATGCTTGACGCCAAACTGTGTGAGAAGGCAAAGAATTTAGAATTAGCAGAAGAACAGATATTCAGACTATTTGGTCTATGGCAAGGTGAGGCCTGGAATGGAGAAATCAAATACCCTATGGCTTTCCACATCAGGGACAAGAACCTGGACATGGACATAATCAACAAGGCCGCGAGTGCCCAAAGGGACTCAGCACAGGCCACTCCAAATGTTAAGAACATTATAGATCAGAAGACGATCGAGATACTAGCGAAGGATGAGGACGAACTGCAAGAGATGGAGAACCAACTGGCGGACGATGGCACACAGCATCCACCGATGACCGACCCAGTGGCCATGATCACCCACATGAGGGAGATGTTCCAACAGGGCTACACCAATGAAGAGATATTGGAACTGCATCCGGAGATAGCACAATTCTTTGGAGGCACCAATGGCTCAATACCAGGGCAGGACGATAACACTCAATAAACCATTCAGGACACCGGGCAAGAGCAAGAAGTTCGCGGTGTATGTAAGGAACCAACGAACCGGCGACGTCAACATAGTCAGGTTCGGTGATCCCAACATGCGTATTAGATCCAACATACCGGCCAGGCGGAGAAGTTTCATGGCCAGGATGGGTGCTATCCTACAGAAGGTGCGTGGACAGAAATCACTGAGCCCAGCATACTGGTCAATCAGGGCATGGAGATAAAATCCTCTACAGGCCAATTCACAATTAAGTAATCGTGTATGTTTCCTTATATAGGTGGTAAGAGTCATCACGTGCGATGGATAGACGGCATCCTGCCTCGAGGTTTCACTAGATACGTGGAGGTGTTTGGTGGTGCTGGTTGGATGATGTTGAAATCTAACCGAGTGGCCCACAGTGGGCAACGTATCTACAATGACCTCAATCCCCTACTGGCAAACTTCTATCATTGTGCGGTCACGGACACAAAGAGGCTATTGCGATTGTTGGAGTCCACACTAGGCAGTGATACAGATAGATTCCGCGAATACCAGAAGGAACTGTTCACGGACCAACCAGTGATCAATCCACCCGACTTTGACCTGGCACTCAAATTCATATACTTACAGACGCAGGTGTTCGCGGGCACACCTCTCTCGTCAAAGTGTGTTCCATACTTTGTTGACGTCAAGACCCGTGGTCGCTATCCATCCAAGTATGACACCATCATAAAGAAACTTCGCGATCGCAAGGTCATCGACAGGCTCTCCAACATAACTGAAGTCACCCAGCAGGACTGTATTGACGTGATAGACAGATGGGACTCAGAGGACACCCTGTTCTATGTGGATCCACCATACCACGACAAGGAGTTCTACTACTCACAGGCTTTCCCCAAACACAAACACGAGCAGTTGGCGGATAGGCTCAAAAACATCCAGGGCAGATTCGCACTCAGTTATTATGACTTTGATGACTTACACCAGTTCTACCCCAAGGATAGATTCCATTGGCACCAACGCGAAGTCTACAGGGCCGCGGCAACCAGGACCAGTCATCGAGATAATTACAGAGAGAGATCTAGGGCAGTCGAGATCCTGATAACAAATTATGGAGGCCGACCATGGCAGGTATAAAGACACGCAAGGGACAGCAGACCGCACACGCCAAGTTCTACGCACGGGGACAGGAGTGGAAGCCCTGTCGGGTGGTCCAGAAGAAGAGATCAGGCAACGGCACTAGGACATTTATGGCCGCACAATCGGTCCAGACCGGAGAGATATACAAGAACAGCCACGGGTTGACGGCGCCATGGCATTCAATCCCGTTCACGGCAACCAATGATTAGGAAATTATACAGACTACCAGAGGAGACAGCCAGGCACAGACAGATGAAGCAGTTGTGCCTTGACTACTTCACCCACTATGACAAATTGATGAAGCACCC